CTTTTTTCATTGAATGTGAAACAGCATCAACATACACTTGCGATATTACAACAAGCATAAACTCAACAAGATTCCTTGGAAAAAGCAGAGAGATTGTTTTCAGTGGGAGTGCATCTGTGATTTCTGATAAAGAGGTCAAAGCAAATGAGTTGTTGCCTGAAATTCGTGTGATTGACTTTCTGACATCTATTTTTAAGATGTTTAATTTAACAGCATTCCAAGATGATGATGGAATCATTCAAGTCAAAACACTTGACAGTTTTTATGCTAGTAGCACAACAGTGCATGACATTACACCTTACATTGACAAATCAGAAATTGTCACTGATTCAATACTTCCTTTCAAAGAGGTTGACTTTAGATATGAAGGAACAGACACATTTTTGGCAAACAATCACAGACAGCTTGGTGCACATGAGTGGGGTGCATTATACTTTAAAGAAAACAAAGACCATGATGGTCAGGTTTATAATATCAACATCCCTTTTGAGCATTTCAAATATGAACATTTATTTGTTTCAAATAATAATGTGGTAAGCTCAACTGATTCAAATGTACAATATGGATATTCAGTTGATGAGAACCAAACTGCATATCTTGGAAAACCTTTGCTTTTTTACGCTGTAAATTCAACTGCAAACATTCGTGCAATAAATCTTGCAAACACATCAGGTGTAACAGTGAACACACCTTTTATTCCACTTAATTGTATTGAAACAGGCAGCACCGCACTTGCAGGAAAACAAAGCATAAATTTCAACGCTGAATTTGATGAGTTTTCAAGGCAAGTAAACAATAAAAGTTTATTTGAAACATACTATAAGAACTACATTGTCGATGCATTTGACCCAAGGAAAAGAATAACAAGTTTGAAGGCATACTTGCCAATGAGTATTATTTACAATCTTGACTTGGCAGACAGATTTATTTACAACAATAATGAGTATAGAATAAACAAAATCACAACAAACTTTGAAACAGAACAAAGCCAAATTGAATTGACAAATGTATTTGAAGCACCTGTTTTCAGAAATGTCAAAGTCATACAAAATAATGGTTTATTGACATCTGATTCAACAAATGTTTCTGCGGACACTATTGACATAACAGCAGATGCAGGAATTGAAAATCAATTTACATTACCAAGTATAAAAACAGCTTTACCACAAAATGTTGTCAATGACCCTGTGAGTGTATTCCTTGAAACTGACTTACCTGTCACAGCTCCAACAATAGCTGAACTGCAAATTCCTGTGGCCACAAACAACACTGTATTTTTCGCACATCAAATTACAAAAGCAGGAAAAGTTGGTGACAAAGACAGGGTTGATGAGTATGGCTTTTTGTATGCAACAACAAACACAAATTTGAACTCAACAGATGACATTGATACATTGAAAACATTATCAGGAATCACAACAGTTCCTTTTATTCCAACACTTGCAATAGTTGAGTTGCTAGGAACAAACAGCATACCTATTGAAAGCATATACAAAAAAGAAGGACTTTCACATCCTGCAACTTTTTATTATAGATTTTATGCAAGGGCAAACACAAAACAAACAAACTCAAAAGCCGATGCAATAAGCACAGCTCAACTTATAACAACAAATGCATCAACACCAAATCAATACAACAATGGAAATGGCGAGGCAATGATTGGTGGTATTAATGGAGCAACAGGATTTTTGACATTGTTGCCAAATCCACTTAATTTAAGAGCAATTAATTTCAGTGCTTATGGTTATGAAAATCAAAATGGCTTTATTATAGGAAACACACACACATCAATGTCAGGAAGTACAGCACAGCAAATTATAAAATGGTTGGCTAGTGTCAGCACAGTTGATGTTGATACATATTACGATATTACACACACATTCAAAGCAATCAACAGGCTTGGTGCTGATGCAGCATCAACGTTTGCAATGACAGACAAAACAGGAGCAGCAGCAAAATATGTTCTGTATTTAGGAATTTATCCCCTTGTATTTATAAAAGGTGGAACAACATCAGGCACAATCACAAGTTCAGGAACATTCAGCATGGGTCCTGGTCCTGGCTTTGGAAGTTCTGATGGTGATTTAATAAGCACATCATGATAGAAAATATAATACAACTTTTGGAAATAGCAAAACAAGAAAAATGGAGTGGCAAACATATTGACATTGCACTCGGATTATTTAAATATCCTGAATCATTAAAAGAAGGTTTAAAACAACATAAAAGAGGATTATGGAAAAGGTAGTGATTGAAGTAGAAGCCAAAACAGGAAAGGCCATTGATAACATTGAGGATGTTCAAGAGGCCATTCAAGATGTAGGCAAAGAATCAAAAAAGACAAAGACCGATGTGTCAGAACTTGGTGGGCAACTTGATGCAGTTTCAGGTGGTGCAATAACAAAGTTCAAAGGATTGACAGGCACACTTAAAGGGGTGACAAAAAGTTTTGGAACATTAAGGGGTGCAATTATAGCAACAGGAATCGGAGCTTTAATAATTGCAGTGACATCATTGACAACAGCATTTACATCTAGTGAGGAGGGCCAAAACAAATTTGCAAAAGCCTTGAAACAACTTGGAGTTATTGCAGGAAATATCGGTGATATATTCTCAAGTTTAGGAAAAGTTTTAATATCTGTTTTTGTTGACAGGGATTTAAAAGCAGCAGGTGATGCGTTTGATGAGTTCAAAAATAGGATTGTAAACTTTGGTGAGGAAACACAAAAAGAGATTGCACTTGCTGGTGAACTAGCAGACAAGATTGCTGATGCAAACAAAAAAGAAAGGGAGCTATTAGTTGAAAGAGCAAAGATTAATGTTGAGATAAACAAACTAAAAACAAAAGCTGCGGAGGTTGATAAATTTACAACCGAACAAAGAATCAAATTTTTAACAGATGCAGCAGCACTTGAGGATGAAATCACAGGCAAAGAAGTTGACCTTGCAAGAATAAGACTTGAAATTAAAACACAAGAGAACTCATTGAGTGAATCAACAAGAGAGGATTTAGATGAGGAGGCAAGACTTACAGAGGAGCTTATCAGATTAGAGGAGGGAAGGCTTATCAGGAACAAAGAACTTTTAGGTGTTGCTGCTGGTTTAAGGAAAACTGAAAATGACAGAATTGCAGCGGAAAGAAAAGCTGAAATTGAAGCATTCAAAAAACAACAGGAAACAATGTCTGACATTTTAAAAGATAGTGTCACAAAAAATGCAGACTTTGAATTAAAAGCAAACACAAACCTAAATGCTGGACTTATTGATTTGCAAAAAAGGAAAGCAAAAGAGGAACAGGAAGTTGAAAAACTATCAACAGAACAAAAAATGGCATTAGCATCAGGTGCACTTGGAAATCTTGCAACAATATTTGGTGAGGAAAGCAAAGTCGGAAAAGCAGCAGCCATTGCACAAACAACAATTGACACATTTGGAGCAGCACAAGCATCATTCAAATCACTCGCAGGTATTAAAATTGTTGGTCCTGCACTTGGAGCTATTGCAGCAGCAGCAGCCTTGGCAAGTGGTTTTGCTAGAATAAAACAAATTCAAAGTATTGGGCCTCCTGTCAACACACCATCTGTGAGTGGCCCAAGAGGTGCAACAAGTCCAAGTTTCAATGTTGTGGGAACAAGTCCTGTGAATCAACTTGCTGAAACTATTAGTGAACAAACTGACCAACCTGTCAAAGCATTTGTTGTGTCAAACGAAGTCACCACAGCACAAGGACTTGAAAGAAATATCATTGAAGGTGCGACAATTGGATAACAAATAATAATAAAAAAGATTGTATAAATATGGACATAATTGAATTGATAATTGATGAGAATGACCAAACACTTGGCATTGAAGCAGTGAGCCTGGTTGAAGCACCAGCGATTGAGGAAAACTTTGTTGCACTTAAAAATCAAAAGATTGAATTTGCAGAGGTTGACAAGGAAAAAAGAATATTGCTTGGACCTGCACTGATTCCAAACAAACCTATCTTTAGAAAAAAAGGGGATGATTCAGAGGGGTTTTACATTTACTTTTCCAAAGACACTGTTCGAAAAGCAAGTGAATTGTTTTTTCAAAAGGGTAATCAAAACAATGCAACACTAGAACACAATGTCAAACTCAAAGGACTGACAGTTGTTGAAAGCTGGATTGTCGAGGGTGAAAATGACAAGAGCAAAAATTATGGCCTTGATATGCCACAAGGAACATGGATGATTTCCATGAAAGTGGATGATGATAAAATATGGCAAGAATTTGTAAAAAGCAAAAAAGTTCTTGGATTCAGCATTGAGGGTTATTTTGCAGACAGATTTGAAAGGCCACAAGACAGGTCCATCAAAGATAAGTTGAGTGAATTAGACAGTGAATACTTACTTGAGGAACTCAAAGAAATGCTTTCCACAAGAGTGACTTTGGAATCCTATAATGATTATCCTGATTCCGCTGTCAACAATGCACAAAAAGCTATTGACTTAAACAAGTCTATTGACAATAAATGCATGACACAAGTGGGCAAAATAAGAGCAAGACAAATCAGTCAAAAGAAAAAACTTTCAGAACAAGTTCTTGTTCGTGTGCGGTCATACCTTGAACGAGCTGAAACTTACTATGATGAAAGTGACATGAAGGCTTGTGGAACAATTGCCTTTTTGGCCTGGGGTGGTAAATCAATGAAAAGATATGTTAATGCAAAATTAAAGACATTAGGTTATCAAAGTCTTGAGGAACAAACAACAAAAGTCATTGATGAAAATTATGCAATAATTGATGACAGACTTGCTTACAGTAGTTTGCAAAAAGCAGTTGACATTTCAAAAGACTTGGGATGCCAGGGTTTCCATATACACACACTTATGGTTGATGGAAAAGAAAAAAAATGGTATATGCCCTGTGAACAGCATAGTGTCAATATGAAATATAAATGTCCAAAAGGTTTTAGGAAAGATTACAAAAAACACAAATGTGTTAAAATGGCCGAAGTTGGTCCAAGAGGTGGAATTAGAAAAAGTCCAAAAGCACCAAAGTCAGGAACACCAAACCCAAGACCAAAAGGCCAAGGAACTGCAAAAGGTGATGCATCAACAACTAGGGGTGCAAAAGTTTCTGCAAAAGATTTGGCAGCATTACAAAAAAAAAGTGATGATTTTAATGAAAGATACAAAGACAAACTTGGATATGGTGCAACTATTGGCCAATTGAAAGCAGTATTTCAAAGAGGCCTTGGAGCTTTTAACACTTCACACTCACCAAGAATAAAATCACCAACAGCCTGGGCACAAGCAAGGGTCAACGCATATCTTTATTTGTTAAAGAATGGCAGACCACAAAATCCCAAATACACAGGTGACTTTGACTTGTTACCAAAAAAACATCCTAAAAGTCCAAAATGAAAAGATTTATAAAAAAGATTTACAATTATTATAGGACAACAAGTCCACAGGATGACACAAGAGCTTGTTTGTGTGAGGACAATACATATTCAAGAAAGTGTTGTGATGGTTCTTTGAGAGCTCAAGGCATTGGTTCAGTCACAGGCACATCTTAAATATACAACAAAAATTAACAAATATTATTGTAATAATAAACCCTTATTTTATGAAAGCATTAGAGATGTTAAACAAAGTCAAGGAGCTTGTGGGTGTTGAGCTTGATACAGAGGTCACACTTGCTCAAGCTACTTTAAAAAACGGAACAGTGATTGAATCTGAAAACTTTTCAAAGGGTTCAGAGGTTTTCATTGTTACTGAAGATGAGAAGGTTGCCCTTCCTGTTGGCAACTATGAGCTTGAAGATGGTGAGATGTTATCTGTCAAAGAGGAGGGCATCATTGACACTATTGGAAAAGCTGAACAAGAAACCGAACAAAAAGAAGAAGAACTCACAGAAGAAGTTGAGGAGGTTGAGGTAAACGCAGAAGAAGAAAAAGAGGAAATGAAGTATGCAACCAAAACTGAACTTGAGGAGGTCAAGAAACTTGTTGAGGAGGTTAAAGATATGGTCAAGGCTATGGACCAAAAACCAAAGGAGGAAATGTCAGCTGTTGCTGAACCACCACAGAAAATAAAACATAGTCCTGAAAAAGTAAGCAAGGCCACTGTTCAGATGCCACAAAGGCAACCTGAAACAACTTATGACCGAGTTTTACAGCGAATCGCAAATATTAATAAATAATAATATGAAAAGGAAAATTGATTTAAGTACGACCACATCAATCACCACAACTTATGAGGGTGAATACAAAGGTCAGATAATTTCAGCAGCTTTGCTTTCAGGCAAAACTTTGGCTGAAGAGAATGTCACAATAAAACCGAACATAAATTTTAAAGAAGTAATTCAGAAAATTGCATCGGATGACATTGTGAAAGATGCATCATGTGACTTTTCACCACAAAGCACTTTGACATTGAGTGAGAGGACATTACAGGTTGAGGAGTTTCAGGTGAATTTACAACTTTGTAAAAAAGATTTTGTCAGTTCATATCTAGGTATGGAAATGCTCCCATCAGCAATGGGTCGCCAACTGCCTGATAGTTTTGCTGACTTTTTAATGGCTCATGTTGCAGACAAAGTTTCACAAAGAATTGAAACAACAATTTGGAATGGAACAAATGCAACAAGCGGACAATTCGATGGATTTAAAACAACACTACTTGCTGACAGCGATGTTGTTGATGTTGCAGGAACTACATCGACCACAGCAAATGTTATTGATGAAATTCAAAAAGTTTATGCAGCAATACCAAGTGCAGTTTTTGGTGAGGAAGATTTACACATTTATCTACCTTCTAACATGATGAGAAATTATATTTCTGCACTAGGTGGATTTGGAGCAAATGGCCTTGGTGCTGCTGGTACAGATAACAAAGGACCACAATTTTATGGTGGTGGACCTTTGAGCTTTTCAGGTGTTAAGATTGCTCATGCACCAGGACTTGCAAATGACACAGCAGTTGCAGCACAGAAATCAAACTTGTTCTTTGGATGTTCACTTTTATCAGATACATCAGAGGCAAAATTGATTGACATGACTGACATTGATGGAAGTAACAATGTAAGAGTGATTTTACGATATGCAGCTGGAATCCAGCATGGTATTGGTTCAGACATTGTTTTATATTCATAATATTAAAAATTAGAAAGATATGGGAACAACAATAACATTCAGTAACGATGTTGAAAGAATCAAAGATGTTACAGAGGCCATTAGTTTAGGTGGCACACTTACAATGGCAGATTCAGGGAAAATTATCCTTGTTTCAGGAACAGGTGGCACTGTAACACTTCCAGCTCCAACTGCTGGTTTTAACATTCGATTTGTAACAAGTGGTGGCCTTACATCAGCAAACACTGTCATCGCAGGTGGCACAGCAGATGTGATGGAGGGTTCAATCATTGTTGCAGGTGCAGTGGTTGATGTAGATGCAGCCGACCAATTAAATTTTGTACATACAGCAGACAATGTTGGGGATTTCGTTGACATTTGGAGTGATGGAACTTCATACTTTGTCTTTGGAAATGCTTTAAACAGTGGAGGCATTACAGCAACAGGTTAATAATAACAGGTGGCTGAAATTGCTGCCTAACTAAAAAAATTAATTATGGCTTGTACATTATCAATTGGAAGGAAAGTTCCATGCAAAGATGTAGTTGGTGGAATCAAAGATGTATTCTTTTTTGACTTTGGTTCAATCACTGCTGGTTTTGATGGAGTTGACACAGATGTAATCGATGATTTAGGAACAGTTACTTGTTTCAATTATGAAGTGAAAGGAAATTCTAGCTTTGAGCAAACAATCACAAGCTCAAGAGAAAATGGAACAACTTTCTTTGAACAAACTTTGAATTTGACTTTGACTAAATTGACTGTTCAGGACCACAAAGAGTTGAAACTTTTATCATTTGCAAGACCCCATGTTGTCATTGCAGATTATAATGGAAATGCTTTTATGATGGGCCTAGAGCATGGAGCTGATGTTTCAGGCGGAACGATTGTGACAGGTGCTAATATGGGTGATTTGAGTGGCTATACACTAACCCTAACTGCACAAGAGCTTAAACCAGCAAACTTTTTGGAAGGTGCAACAGCAGCTAATCCATTCGCAGGTTTATCGAACACTGTAACAGTTACAGAGGGAACTAACAGCTAAAATAGATTTGTTTACTATTCATAAAGGGTGACTTTA